TTAGATGCAGCCGACATGGCGCACCGAGGCTTTATAGACAAGCCACCGACTCTTCCCCCATGAGCTTTGGGGGGAGTATCCACCCACTCTTGCCTGAACCCAGGATAAGAGTGATGTTGCGTTGCTGGAAACTCGAGATTTTCATCCAACCTATCAGTCGCGTGAGCATAACGCGTGAAATAGTCTCCCCACACCAGGGGTAATTTTGCTACAAGAACATGATCGTCCAGGGGTTGGACTTCGGTCAAAGTCCGCAAATACGCCTCTATATGGAGCTGCTGCTCCACGGTGAAACCGTATAGTTTTTCAACAAGGATGCGAGTCGCCCAACCCGTCTCCTTCCAAGGTATGTTCCCTCGGTTTACGGCGGCCTGAAGTTCCCGTACTTGATAGGAATCTTGGCCTTTATGGCTGAATTTCTTAAGCGCCACGGCGTTGGTCACTCCCGAAGTGATCCTCAACCCGTATGCCGCAAGTTCCTGTATTATAGGACAGCCAGGATACTGATATGCGTATGAAAGAGCCTTACAGCGCAATAGAGAGGTCAGCTTATGCTGCCGACATCTATTGTGGGTCCGCTGAGTCCAGCCAAAGTTAGCCAAAACCTTAGCCGGATCCGTGACATTAATTCGATCAATGGGATCAAAAACTATGCCACAGAAGGAGGCAGTTGAAATCGTGTCATGTTCCACTGCCTTGATCCTCAAGCCCAATCGCTCGAAGTCCCTCTCCTTGGGGGGGTTCCCAATCATGGTAAAGAGACCATCGTCCCCTTCAACCACGCCAATGACCTCAGTACACCCCGCCTCAGCGCAGGTGAACAACATGAACATCAGGTTTGAAAACCCATTGCCCAAGGAGGTGCACATCTCCCCTGACATCCGCGTCGCATTCAAGCTAACGCGGAAGCGTTTAAAGACACACAAATTTTCGCCGCCCAACACCTCTCGAACTAGGCGCATGAAATCGTCCCCTGCTGGCAGGTAACTTGTCATGTACGAGTACAACTCAAACTCGCAGGCGGTCATCAACTTCTCGACGAATAGCGACTCAAAAGCCGTGTAATCTGTTGCGAGATATTTAGCCCCTTCACGATGTAGGAGACCCATTATATAATCTGGTCTCTCGGCTACCGGGACGTGCTTTATAAAGGCAGGCAACTTGTATACCTCCTCCTCTATTAGCTTGAAGATGGGACCCACAGCACACTTAAACTCATCAGACCGGGAGTTGATAGCCCGGGGGTGCTTGTAGGTTGGATAAGACTCATCTTTCATGAAGGAACTGCATCGGAAGTAGCGACGGGCCTTATCTGGGTCCCATATGCTTCCAACACCATCCCACTGTACGCGCAGCTCTTTTCGGCGCCAGTCAGGGTAATCAGTGTGCGCGAGCCAATGCTCTATCGTCACATCTGCATCAGCGGCAATTGGTGTCAAATTGCGCCGGACCCAAGTCTTGACGAACAAACTGAACTTCTTCAGTGTAGCGTCACAAGCCTTCGGCGGTTTTATTGCAAACCTCTTCCTCACCCCAGCCTTAGTGGTCCTTGGATCGAGGGGGTCAGCCTTCGGGCAGGCAAATCCTGCTACGTGGCATCCCAAACTCACTCCTACAGTCGGTCGACAATTGAGCGCGACCGGCTGGGACTCAGATATGTAGGCATCCTCCTTTATTTCCTTAAGGGGATCTTGCTGAACCTCACCATACCTGTACCCTCCAAGGTACCACCGTTGACCACCTATCCGACTAGGGTGGACGGGAAATACCCGACTCGGTGTTCAAGGCGATCTTTCCAGATGCCGAGCGCGACCGTCGTGGTACTCCCGACCACATCATGCTTCTTCCAACTAAGGTACTTATCAATGTTAACTGCATGATGGGATTTTGCGAATGATTCCAACCTCTTCTGCGTTGTC